GTCTGTTTGAATTTCAACATTTCCAGAGACGTACGCGTTCCCTTCGACGTGAAAGTCTGTGGTTGGGTTCAACGTGTTGATCCCCACGCGGTCATTGACTGTATCCACATGGAACGTATCTGTATCTACAGTCAAGTTCGAGGACACGTACACATTCCCTTCGACGTGAAGGTTGGCTGTGGGGGTCACAGTCCCGATTCCAACAGAGTCATTCACCGCATCGACATGGAATGTGTTCGTGTTGACCGTCAGATTAGAAGATATAGCAACTTTACCGACGACATCAAAATCAGTCTGAGGGGTCAACGTGTTGATACCGACGCGGTTTCCGATCGCGTCTACGTAAAAGGTATCCCCGTCTACAGCCAAATTCGAATTCACATGTAGACGCCCGTGTACACGAACATCGATGAGTTCTGAAGAAGGGACGATGGTAGAACTGGTCGCACTACTGTCGGTATACGCGATGATGAATTCATCCACACCTTCTCTGTACCCCAAACCGACGTTGGTTCCCGGGCGGTCCATGATGATCCCCATATCAGAGTCGACGTTCCCTTTCCCAATCTCGATTATAGCATCTTTGATTGTCGTATTTTCAGTATTAATGGAGGTGAGTGTCCCTCTCACTTCTAAATCACCACCGATGACGACATTATCTTGTACGAAAGTGTTCCCTAAAACGGTGAGGACGTTCGAATCATTTTCGTCGACATAAAACTTCGTACCCACATCGAGGGTGTGTATGGGTGCACCATTCGAGATACCAACGTTGGAGAGAGTGGTGACGGACGTGATCGCGTTATTGAACGACACGGTATTAGAAGTCACGTTACCATTAATGATGACATCTTCGAGAGTCATGTTGAGGACCTCCTCGGCTGTCACGTTTGAATCTGTAATTTCTTTCGTGGCTTGATTATATGTCAATATGGTGATACTTTGATCAGAAAAGTCACTTATTTTGCGTACAGGGGTCATGTACACCGACCCAGGTTGTGTCGTGTCTATTTGAACATTACTCGCATTGAACACGATCGTGTTTTCTCCCTGGTCATCGGTACAATTTTTACCGAACCGAATCTTGGTAGACCTCTCTACCGTCGGTAAATTCTTGACCATTTAATATAATGATCTATTTTAATTTGCGTAGAGGAGACCAGCCATACCGTTCTCGATACGGAGGATGTTATAGTTGACCGCGTAGATAGGGTCTGTGATAGGCATGGTCTCACTCATGATTTTGGCTGACGTGAGTCGACTGAAATTGAGGGTACCCGTGGGCTGAAGGGAACTCGTGGAGAGACAGAAGCAATACAAAAAGAAATCTGGGGACGTCACAAAACTCGTGTGATAGTAACTCATGATATCGATAAAATGGGGTTTTCCCCATTTATAATTACTCACATCCATGCCGTTGATGTTTAATTTGATTTTATTCGTTGGAGAAGTGAGTGCGCCGTCTGTAGTCGTATCCGACGATGCGAGGTACTTCACGGGGTGACTGAACGTGAGATCCTGAACGATACCCCCCGAAGCGATGTTTTTCTGGACCTGTGTGATGAGAAGATCGTGTTTTCGAGAAGCGATGTTCCCACGCTCCTCGTTATCGAGGTAATAATAATTGGCGTAGCACTCCACATTATAATTCGAAGCCGCGGTGGCCCAATGAATACGAATATCGACGTTATGATAGTTCAACGCCACGAGGGGGAGGGCACACTGGGGTCCCTCACAAAAGAAGAAACGAAGTGGGTAAAAAAAGGAACGCGCGCTCACACCTGGATGTGTTCCGTTTGAACTCTTGGAAACGTTTTGTGCGAACGTATCGATCGCAATCTTTTCCGTGAAGATCGAATCCTGTGAATCAATCAGAGACCCTCCGATGTAGAGTTCCACTTTCTCGATGATCGTGTCCCATCGCTGAATGTCGAGGGCTTGGGTGGTATCGTCGATCGTGAAATAGACATAGCCGAGAAGATCGCCAGCACGTTCGAATTGAATGCTGGACATTGAATTGTTTTTCACCGCTCCATGGATCGTTTGTTTTTCGATGGATTGTGAAAAATTAGCATGTCGTTTGAACGTTGAACTAAAGAACGAAATTTCAGGATTACCCATGATGTATTCATCCTGGGCGCCGATCGCGATCAATTGAACAATGCCCGCAGACATGGTATACTATACTAAAAGGAGAAAATTACAGGTTGGGTTTTCTACACACGAATCGAATGACGAAAAAGTTATTCGCACTCGCACCGGGGACGATCGGTACACCACTCTGGTTTCTAATCGTGACCGTAAATCGGTCGATACTACGAATGGGATCAATATATTGAGTGACTATCGGGTAGTCATCCCTGAATCCAATAATACCAGTACCATCACTCACGATACTCGCGAACGAGTTACGAACGATACTCTCAGACGCTTGACCGTTGGGTACATCGGAGGCACGATCAGAAAAGATGGTATCCAATTCCCTGATGGACACGTGACAGTGTTCCGTCGCAGACGTTGTATTAATTCGAGCAGCCAACAGTCTCGCCTGAACGACATTCTTCAATGGATGTTGAAGATAGCATGTGAACGTGTTGGCGCTACTCTGTCCGAGCGTATCGAGAGTCACAGTATGATATTCATGTTGAAGATCTGGAATCATCCCAGTGAGTGCTGTGATGAGAGCCATTTATATTAGCTTAGATTAAAGATCCACCGATTCCATCGGTAATCTCATACCCGGCGTGTGCGCTGACCAATTCCTGGGCACCGCAGACACCACCTGGGGTCATACCTCTGGAATATGGGCTGTCTTTCTTTCCTGATCCGGATGTGCATTCCAACCCGACTGGGAGATCGAAAATGGAACCGTCACTCACCGTCTTGACAGTAATTGGTTTGGGCTGGTAGTTACTGATGGTGCTGTTCCTGAATGCGGTGAGAGCGGAGATTATCACGAGTAGGATGACAATCATCGTGAGCGCATTTCGGCTGGTACGATTAAGGGTGAACATTTATAATGTACAAATATTTTTTTAAACTGCGTTAAAGGTAATTTTTTTAGTTTCTACATAAAGAGTAGATGGACGAAGAAATCGTACTCGATCGAAGAAATACCACCATAATGAAATTGGATGCTGATGAACAGGCCATCATGGATGAGATTGAAATCTCTGCTCCTCGCCCCCAGCAGCGTGTCCCTAGACCAACCAGACCCACACCTGCTCCCCCACAAATGCACCAACAACAGGAAAGTATGGATGCTTTCGTGAATCCCAACAAACAAACCGCTCCTGTACGTTCTCAACCAGATGAAGAGATTGATTACGGGGAAGAGGAAGAGGACTATTTTGAAGAACAGGGTCCCACACACCAAGAGGAGGCACCGACAAAGGGATACACATCGATCGACGAAGAAAAGGCTGACCTGATTAATAAACTCGGGCGTCTCGAAAAGAAGGGGTTCGCCGTGAACAAGCGACTGAACGCTTACTCCAACGTGGAGGAACTTCGTTCGGAAGTGAAGCGAATCACGTACAGCATCGACGTGGAACAGTCTGTTCGATTCTCTAGACGAATGCTCGTCGCCTGTGTGACTGGCCTCGAGTTTCTCAACAAGAGGTACAATCCCTTTGAGATTCAGCTCGAGGGTTGGTCGGAGTCGGTGATGGAAGGCGTCGACGATTATGATGGTGTTTTCGAGGAGTTGTACGTGAAGTACAGGTCGAAGGTCAGCGTCGCACCCGAAATCAAACTGATCATGATGTTGGGTGGTTCGGCGATGATGTTCCACTTGACCAATAGTATGTTCAAGTCAGTGATGCCCAACATGAACGATGTGATGAAACAAAACCCAGACTTGGTGAAGAACATGATGTCCGCCGTCCAGAACACGGTACGCGGTACATCTGGTCCCGCGACGGACGCACCGGTCGGTGGATCAGGTGACTATCAAATGCAGGGGCCTGGTATCGATATCTCGAGTCTGATGGGTGGTATCATGATGCCCCCCGCACCTCCGATGAACACCATGGTACGCCCTCCTCCCGAACTCCAGGATGAAGACGATGACATCTCGGATATCATCTCAATCTCGGGTGATTCGACTGGAGGTGAGGTCAAGCAGGTGAACGTCTCCAATTCAAAAACCAAACGTACCAGGCAGAAGAAGACGAAAAAGGAAATTAATCTCTAAACATATATAAATGATAGCGTACTATCCACTGGAGGAACTGGAACCTCCTAAGCAACCGCCGCCAATGATGGTGGAGGCTCCTACACAGGTTGGAATAGAAGAGAGTGAATTGAATTACGTCGTGATCGCTTTTATCGTCGGTGTGATCGCTTTAGCGGTCTCCGATGCCATCAGGACATAAATGTTGAATCTACCGTGAGGTCTCCCTCATAGTACGTTTAATTTCCGAATAATACACCCGCTAACCCATCTTTTATCCGTAAGACGTTGTAGTTGACCGCGTATACGTACATAGGATCACCACTCCTACTTGATGCTACCTTCGCACCACGAATGACCATTTTAGCGTTATCGAGGCGACTGAAGTTACATGAACCAGAGGGGTTATATTGTGACGCGTTCGTACAAAAGTGATACGCGTAGTACCTCGTGTAGAAGAGTATATTTCTCACGTTGTCGAATTCAGATGTACCGTATTCGGAATTGTAATAATTCTGAATCGTGTGGAAATACATGGGTTTCATGTTATCGAAAATGGGTGTACCGTTCACGTAAAGGTCAATTCCAGAAAAAGTGAAAAAATCATTGATGTACGCATCCGTCCTCGATTCAAACCCGAAAAATAAAGACTTTACGGGGTGATTGAATTGACTTATGTCGATAGTGTTGTACCCATCCTCGGAATTGAGTGGATGTTCTAAACGCTGAACCTGTGTGATGACAAAGTCCATCGAACGTTTTACCATACTCTCTCGCTCTTCCTTATCCAAAAAGATATAGTTTCCATAGACTTCAACCTTCTTTTCTTCGTCGGTTAATCCGGTTAGACTACTCTCTTCAATCGAAATGCGTATCTCGACTTGGTGACTCTGGAGTGCGACGAGAGGTAAAAATGCTTTGTGGTTACAGAAAAAAAAATGAAGGGGTATGAACCCCGAGTTTGCCGTACTCGTCTTGTTATTCAGTTCTTTCGTTTTACTGTAGGTATCCGCTAAGTAGTTTGGCCATATATCAGCGTAGTAATCAAAATGTTGGGAGTCCACCTTTTGACCTCCAATAAATAAATCAATCGTGGAATTGAAAAACATATTCATCAATTTACTGGAACCCTGAAACCACAAAGCATTAATCACATCTCCGAGAACGGGAATAATAATCGATGAATCATTCGGATCGATGGTTTTAATAAACTTTGGAGCTTGAGAAAAGTTTGTGTGTCGCATAAACTTTGTTCGAAAGAAGGAGTGTCCCTCTTCGCTTATGATGTATGCGTCTTGAACACCCTTGGAGACGAGTTGTATCAATGCACCAGACATTTAATAGATGTTCAGATTATAAAAACAAACATTTTCCTGAAGGAAACTCCTCCACGACCTTTCCATGTACTTTGAATCCACCTTGGCGGTACACTTTCATTCGTTTGTAATACATAGACGTGAAGATTGACCACGGATCGTGTACGTCGTAGATATGTGGTTCATTCTTCTTCCCCTTCGTCTCTCGCATGATTCTTCCGATACTTTGAGTGATATCCGACTTGGGGCTGGCGAGGATGACCGTATCGAGGGTTGGGATATCCAGACCCTCGTGCGCCTGACTGAACGTCGCGAAGATGATTTTCTTCTTGGAGGATTCCTGGAGCGCGGCTTCTTTCATACCACCCATGTATAGTCCAGATGTTTTGGGGAAACACTGGTGAAGAAATTCACAGTGTTGTCTTCGGTCACTCAGAACGAGAAGCTGTCTCGTCCCCGCGGAAGCCTTCTTCACGAGTTCCACCAACATCTTGTTTCTCGTCCTGTCCTCAACAATCTGGGTGATCATGTTGGGCATAGAAATCTTCCCGTTTCGCATGGACGGTGGTGGGTTCATGTAGGTACCCGAATCGAAAGTCACGGGAAACACTTCAACTTGTTCCTGATTTTTTCTCTCGATCGCGAAGAATGTTGGACCCATGAACCAGTGAAGGACCTTCGTGAGTCCATCTTTTCGTTCTGGAGTCGCTGAGAGTCCGAAGATGTGTCGGGGACACATCTTGAAGAGAGACTGACTGAATACCTTCGCACAAATATGGTGTGCCTCATCTACGATGAGTGTTCCCACAGTATCAAAATCTGTGAATGAGTATTCCTTGAGGGAAAGGGACTGGAGCATCGCGATCACAAAGTCGCATTCCATTTCCTTTTTGTTTTGCTGGACGACACCAATAGTGGCCCCGGGACAAAACTGTTGGATGCGCTCACGCCACTGGTCCGCCAGGAACTGTTTGTGGACCACGATCATCGTTCTATACCCGAGCTTACAGGCTATAGCCAGGGATACCGTCGTCTTGCCGTAGCCGCATGGTAAAGAAAGGACACCATGGCCTGCTTGAATTGCTGCTGCGAGTGCCTCGTTCTGATGGGTAGCATCTCTGAGTTGGCCGACGAACTTGGTCTGGATTCGGGTGGGCTCGGGTCGTTTGTCTTCTCGGGGTTCTCCAATCTTAGAAGTTCCATAGAATCTTGGAACGCACACTCCATTCTTAGCTGGTCTGAAAACTTTGAAAGGTGGTGGAGGAAACCCATAATCCCCGTTGACTACTGGTCTTACTGTGAGTTCCTTTTTAATTTCTTGAATTGGACCTTCGGTTACTATGTATCCGGTTCTGGTAAGCATACTTATTTAAAGGGGATAAACTTTAAATGAGTACAAGATGCCTACCGTAGACGTTGAAGAGAACATTAAGAAGCTCCGCATGAACATCGAGCAGTTGACCCAGGAAGTGTTTAGACTTCAGGGTATGCTCCAGACATTCGAGGGATTTAAGAAAGGTGGTCTCACCCAAATTGAACTCCCAAAGGATCCCAATCAGTCTGAGTCCACTGAAGAACTCGAGAGTATCCAAGAAAATCCCGAATAATCTCCCACATTCCAAATGCCTTTGAAGTCCACGTCGACTTCAACTTCATCACCCCGTATAAGAGACTGCACAGGTCGTCCTCGGACTTCACACATCACTCTCCTATATCGGAATGGAACCTTCACTTTTAGAACCCGACCGTCGAGTGGGTCACTCACACTCTTATTCGTGAGGAGGTGTAGCCTGTTCGCATGCATACGCTCTATCATTTCTGAAACTTTTTGGGGAACTACAAGACGGATATACTTCTTTTCGTTGTGCTCGTACATGGGTTCATGTACTTTGGCGACGAACTTCATATACGATACACTAGAGCTAAAACTATAAGTAGCACGAGTGCGAATACTAAAACTTGAGACAGTAACAATGGTTTCAGCGGCTCCCTCGTCCCGAAACACATGTGACTCAAGGCTCGAGAAACTTCGGTCGCCGCCTCGACACTCGAATACGGTGTGTGTCGCGGTGACATCATACCACACATGGCCACCTTGGGACATCGCCCAAAGAACGGGAGTTGTCCGTGAAGACTGAGAACCCCCGAAGACTGTGAAAAAACCCACTTACCTTCTTTCCATTCAGCACCCCACCCGATTCTCGCAGACTTTGGTGTGGGAACCCCGAGTTGTTTGATGACCTCAGCCTTCAGACGCTCCGGATCAGTGCCTACGATTTCATCGGTGAGATCACAAATCACACACGAGAGTGTTTTACAATCGGAGAGGATTTTGGGTTGTAGATTCCATTTCGTGGTTGTGGAAATTTCTATGTCCGTCTTTATTTTGATCGGTGTATCATAATCGAGAAGGACGTTTATAGCACCGTACGTACTCGCTCGGAGTTTTTTATCTGCGTCGGGCCCCCAGTTATCCCCTAAGAACTTGAGGGCTGGACTGTTATCGAGACACAAAAAGAGTAATCCATCTTTGATGACTCGATCATCTGAAAAGGTTGCGACGAAATCATTTTTACCGTACTTGACTCCTACCAGTTCTGTCCCGAACACAAAGTTCGCACCCGCGCCCATCACCGCTTTTTCCATGGCGTCACACATCACTTTACCAGAAACCCTCTGTGTGTAAATACCCGAGAGTCCCACGTGATCAAAACTTTTCACGAATTCGTAGGCGGACATGATATCCCAAGTGACTCCATCCATGATCAGGGGCATGTGTTCCACGTACTTTTTACCACTCATACTCAGTGGACCGACAGCATCTTTTAGAGATGTGCCTTTGTATTTTTCACTTTGTGTGTACACTTTCGTGAATAGAAGTGCGAGTGTGATGTAATCACCCGGACTCAACGAACGAAGCATGAAGCCAAGATATTTCTTTTTGTCGACGGGTAAGAACAGATCATGCCAGTCCATACCCATCTCAGTGATGAGAGATGTAAAGTTGGCGAACGCGTGATCAAACAAAATCCTGTGTGCGTGAAGGTCCCGCACCTCTACGTCAGGTTCCCACCAAGACCCACCCGCCGCTATTTTCCTATCGTATATCGTAACATCGTGTTCGCCTGAGTGTAAAATTTCCCATGCGAGAGAGAGACCTGTTGGTCCGGCTCCGACGATATGAACCTTCATTCTACTTTTAGTTCACAATTTAAATCAGACCTGTCTTTCTACGCTCCTCGGGTGTCTTGAGAGTGTAGATGGTAGTTATGAAAATCAAGGTGGAAAGTAGGGCATACTCGATATCTTTCGTCGCACTGAAGGCGATGAGCATGAGAGACATGAGACGAAATGCTTTGTTTTCGAAGAGGAGCTTGAGTCTCGCGGGAATTTCGATCGCGTTACCGGCGAAGAGACCCTGGTACAAGATGATGAGGGAGAATAGGATGGGCTGTGATTGGATCAACGATTCAGCGGGTCCTGTGATGGGTTTGAACAGATTGGACAACATTTATATATATATTCAGAAAATAAAAAATGTATACAGAGTGGGATAGCGCACATCATCATTGTATAAGGTACTCATTTTGGAGGTGTATCCGTTCAAATCTTTAATAGAGACACTCCTCGTCCATCGGGACCTCTCCGCAGAAATCATAGAGCAATTCTCTCGTCTTTTCAATCTCTATCTTCGTCTCAGTCATAACATCTATGGCATCATCGATGAGTTCCAAGAACGTATCCAGTTCATCGAGGGCCACACGATGTGTATTCCTCAGAGGTTTCTTGGAGTGGAGGGCAGCCTTGAGACGCTTGTTACTCTTGATGACCTTGTCCAAGTTGGGCTTGTTCACGGCACACATGCGGATGGTGAGACTCATTTGGTTACCACTGACCTCAAATCTTTAAGGAACATTTCATAAAATGGAGCAAAACTACTTCTGAACTTTAGAGTGAGTACGAAAGAGAGTGTGTGTTACGGTGTGGAGCGATGGTTATCTAAATTGGAATATGAAATCAAGAGAAAACCTGATAAATATAAAAACCTAAAAAGACTATTGACAGCTGGGTGGAGAGACGATGAGTATGTGTATACACGTACACGACAGAACATCATCACAAAATATAAACATTCGAATAAGCTTCCAAAATATGAAATCATGGTGAAATACAATATAAGTCGTGGAGAACTAATTTAAAAATTAAATCTCATTCCAATATAGAATGCCTCACAAGGATCCAGAAGTAAAAAGAGCGTATCAAAAGAAGTATGAAGTTGATAATAAAGATCGACTAAAAGAGAAACAGAAGCAGTATTATGAAGCAAATAAGGAAAAGCGTAGAGAGTACGCTCGTGAGTATAATAAAACTCGCTATGCAGTCCTAAAAGAGTTTCTGGGTGACAAAAAACTCATCGTCAATCTTCCAGAGCCTTCTTCAACTCCTCGATGTCCCGATAGTACCTCTTCAGATCTTTCATGAATCTTTTATTATTTTCGAGGACTTCACATTCAACTTTATTTACATAAATCCAAGCTAAATTTGATTTGGAATACTTTGTCATTTTTTGATTTTCGTTTGGTTTTCGAGCCACTAACTTTGTCGTCTTTTTCTTTTGTGACGCGGGAGTGACTTCAATTCTGTTCACGAAGGAGAGTGCCTGCATCACGGTATCTGCGAGGTCATCCTTCTTCTTGGATTTGATAAAAGTATGGAGCCAGTGTGCGTTCGTTGGACAGCTGCGAATGAAGGCTTCACACCTCTCGATGGACACCTTCTTCCTCTTGTTATATTGGGCCTTCCCAGGACCCGCGACATCAGGAATCTTGTGACGGGCGTCGTACAGGATCGTCTCAGCTTTGGGACACTTGATGATGAAATAGGCATGTAAGAAGTGCATTACGGAAACCATCTTCTTGTTTCGCTCGGGTTGTTTCTCGATGAGAATGGTCTCCGCGCCGAGTACCCAAGGCCTCGCGTCCAAATGGTCACGCATCGACACGTAGACACCATCCGCGTGTTGTGGTGGAATCCCATCGACGTCCCACTCCCGCACGAGGTTTCCAGTCTTCTCGTCGAGGAGACACAACGCCAAATTCCTTATACCAACATCAATAGAGAGTATCATTAGTATAAAGGAAAGACACCTCTTTAAGTTAAGAGCTTAAAGGGTTAATTTTTCATAAGACCATGTGGTGTTGGTGGTGTTGTCACACTTTTGAGGGATTACCTTTAAGTATGCCTGTGAGACACGATGATAGGAGAAATACATTCTCGACGTACGGACAGTACTGTTCATGGAGTTGTATGAAATCCCATGCGATAGATAAATATGGATGTAATAGAGGTGGTATCATATGTGGAAATATCATAATGATGCGTCGCAAGATGTATAATCAATTGGGAAGTGTAAAGCCTGCACCGAATCGGTTTAAATTACAAACGTTTGGCGGAGACATGACCATAGAACAATTTCGAGAAAACCAAACGGTCGACGTTTCACCGTGTAAAGAGATTGATGCGAAACCTATAGTCAACATCGTTATACCCTTTGTGTCGAACACCAAAAAGATGGACGAAATAAAGAATGCTTCTTCGAATAATAACGCACTAAAACTAAAGAGAAATAAACCACTGAAACGAGACTATAATAATTTAGAATCCGCTCTGGGACTCATAATAACACCCAAACCCTAAGAGTCTTTTTTGTTTGGGTGTGGGTGTAGATGTTGGTAAGGTTACAGTTTTTTTACTGTGAACCCACCCTTCACCATCGTGTGCGACCCAACAGATGGCGTATCGTTCTATCATTTTCCTGCATAAAACACATGGTAATGATATGGCGTCCCCGAACATCGTTTTACGAGTCACTATTAAATGACCGTATTTCCTGTGTATCCATTCAGGAAATTGATGTGGTTTATGACCCTTCTTCAAACACTCGACGTATAACCGTCGAATGAGTCGTCTCTCTGCGCACATGTGATTGTTACTCATCATCTCGGGTCCTTTCGACATGCGACTTTTCACTGTACAATATTTCATGACGGGCAGTTAAGACATACTTTACCCGAATACACAAAATCACAGCGTTTACATTCACTTAGGCAGACGACCTTCTTCTTTGAGACGAGACCCTTAGAGAACCGTTCGAGTTCTTTCACTGTGTATATTCCATACGTTATCATAGTTTCAAGAGTTGGAAATCTCATCCTGATAAATATATGCCCATACCCCTTATGTTAGTTTAGGCACGCCAAACACTTTTTCAATCCCTGCTTCGCTTTCAACATGTTGGCGAACGCGTCGACCATGGGAGGTACGAGGGCCTTGAGAACAACCTCGAACTCAGAGTCCTTCTCACCTTCGTCGATCTGTTCGATGAGGTGATTGAGCACACCGATGACCAACTTTTTCTTCTGGGGTCCAGGGAGGTGTTTGAATTTTGTCGTTTCCATCATGAGACGACCGAGAATAGGGGGGATATCTTCTTTCGTGAACCCGTCATCGATGTATTCTATTTTGATGTCCTCGACAGTTTTCACCAAACTCTTAGCATCAATCTTTCCAGCAAATTTTTGTAAGATCACGTCCATTTTATATGTTTATATACATTAAGAATACAAATGAAATTTAACGATCTCATCGCATTCACCGCAGTTGGGACTGGGGTTGTCCAAATGTATTTAGATTTTGAAAATTCAGATGAAGTCAACGTGAAATTCAAGAATTCAATCATTTTCGGTGTGATCGGAACCACGACATGGCTCATTTATTACATGAACGATACTGGAATGAGTCCAATCGTGATGTACACGCTTATCAGTTTAGTGTTACAGTTGTACGTGCTGAACAAGATTTTACTTAAGGAGAAGGATCTCAAGTAAATCAGTAATGAGTTCTTCTCTCATCTGTGCGTCGGTCAGCCCCATGCGCCGCGTGCGCCGCGTGCGTCGAAATGCGTTTATGATTCGTGCCTCTGCTGCCCCCAACCCCAAAGTTCGTTTCGCGGAGGTGCTCAATGGTCGTGCGGCGATGCAGGGGTTCCTTTGGGGTTCCATGGATTGGGTACTGTCTGGAGAAAACCTGATTCAACAGGTTGAAGACCCCGTGTACGCGATCGCTGCGACGGGTGTTGTCACTACACTGGCGCTCGCGTCACTCATCACGGCGGAGAGTTTCGCTACGGAAGAATTCACAGTCTTCACCCCTGACGCTGAGCTCAAGAACGGAAGGTTGGCTATGCTCGGGTTCACCACTTTGTTGGGGTTGAGTGCCATGTGAGTTAAAAATTCAATCATCTTCACCTTATCTTCCATCGAAAATGTCCCTGTCCTACGCATCACGTACGACAAGAACATGAGAAGCATATACACATTCACCGCTATGGGCTTCATACTTAAAGGTGTCTTTATTTTAATATGTATGAATATTCTCGTATTAGGATCAGAAGGGGTAATAGGGACTGCGTTATGTAAAGTCCTGGAGGACCACGGTCATCGTGTCATGCGTTGGGATATCAAATTGAGGAACGAACATGACATGAGTAATTCTCTCAATGTGTATAGATTAAAGTCCGCCATAGATGTGAGTGACTTTGTCTTCTTCTTGGCGTACGACGTCGGTGGTGCGAAGTACATATGGGATGTTGATTTAGATTTCATTAACCAAAACAACATGATCATGATAAACACGTTCAATCTTCTGGCGAACAAGAAGTTTATATTCGCTTCGAGTACGATGTTCAATATGGATAATGTGTACGGAACCCTAAAATATATAGGTGAACATTACACCCGAAAATTGGGTGGTTTGTCTGCGCGATTTTGGAATGTATACGGACCTGAGACTGTTTCTGAAAAATCACATGTCATCACAGATATGATCCACAAGTACAAAATGAATGGGTACATAGACTTGATGACAGATGGGGAAGAGGAGAGACAATTTTTACACACGAGTGACTGCGCGAAGTGTCTCAATAATGTTATGGAGAGGTACGAGGAGATTTTAAAAGAAACGGATTCGGTGGACATAACGAGCTTCGAGTCTATCAAGATCAAAGATGTCGCGCGATACATATGTGAGGATGTACGTCCAAGTGAAAAGAAAAGGAACACACACACCAAGTTCAACGAACCGAGGGACTTTATTTTACGGTATTGGAAACCCGAGGTGAGTCTGAAGGAGGGAATAGCATCTCTTCTATAAGATCTTCGAGTGTATACTTTCTGACCCACTCGATAGATTCCATTTTGGATGGGTTACCTACGAGTGTTTTGGTATCATTTGGTCTACAAAACTCTTCGGAAACGTTCACCACCACTTTACCGTCTATACGACCCTCGTTCCCTGACCATACGATTTTCTTACCCATCTTGTGTACGGCGATATCTATGAATTCTCGTACAGAGTGTGTTTTACCCGTCGCGATCACATAGTCATCTGGGTGTTCTTGTTGGAGTGTGAGCCACATCGCCTCTACGTAGTCCTTCGCGTGTCCCCAATCTCTTATGGATTCCAAGTTTCCGAGGGTGAAGGGCTCTCCCGACTGTAGACCCTTTATGATTTTCTGTGTGACGAATGTGTCAGGTCTCCTCGGTGACTCGTGATTATAGAGGATACCTGAGCACACGAATAGACCGTGGACATCCCTATAATGTTTAACGAGTAGATCGGCGGAGAGTTTAGAGACTCCATAAAGTGACGTAGGGTTAACTGACTCTGATGAAGATGCTTGGAAAATCTTACACTTGGTTCCCGATTGTTTCACAGATTCGAGGATATTCAAGAGACCCATCGTGTTCAACTCGAATGTCATCTTACTATGTGTACCGACACGACTCTGTGCCGCGAGATTATAAATTTCAACTTCATCGTGTCCCGAAATACACGCGTGAACGTTAGAATAGTTTAAAATGTCATCTTCGTGCGTAAAACACTTGATAGAGTAGCCTTTATTCTTTAGGAATTCCTGTAGGTAGTATCCATCTTGACCGTTCGCCCCGGTTATGATGGCTACTTTCGTGGATAGTACATCTTTAATGACTTTAACAGTTCCCTCTTCGTCCACTTCCCACCAGTTTCCATAAAATACTTTGTGTAGGAAGGGTGGAACATCTGTGAGATTTATCGGAACCTTCTTCCACGGTAGAGGTATGATGTACACACCTAAATCCCTAAACACACCACCATCGTGACTGATTATAGGTTTTCCAAAGTAGGCGCCTTCTAAGTGTAAAAGACTCACACCTTCCCCTCGTGTACAAGTGATACAGTAGTCACATATATTGAACAGGGATGCGAGTTTTTGTGTAGATACCCGTTCTGTTATGACCTTGATATTCTTACTTCGTGTTAAACCATCATCCGTATTCGTTTTTACGATGAGTGTATGATTCGTTCCTTCACAGGCTCGCGCGAAGGCTTTTGTGAGAGTGGTGACATTTTTACGGACGTCGTTGGTTCCATTGTATAGAAACACGAGACGTTTTGGGTCACGTTCCTTTTTGAGTACTTCGGGTTTGGAGCGAATCAGTTCGGATGTCCAATACTTCAAGGATTCGCATGGAATGTCATGACGGTCTAAGATTTCTTTGAGAGAGTCGAATGGGACGATCACCTTGTCGAAATGTTTCATACATTCTATAATATCTGGGTGTACGTCGTCCGTCTCGAACATCGTGAATAACTGAACCTTTTCATACTTTTGACGCGCATCTTTTGTAAAAGTTTCCCAGTGATCGTACGTTTCGATGAGTTCAGAAAGTGTCGCGGTACCCACTTGATCATCACGTGTGAGACCGAGGTACTGACCTAAGAAAAAACGTCCATAAATCGTACCGAACATGTTTAAAGATATTTATGATACTATCTTTAACATGCACCGAACGTATGAAATGAATCAAGAAACGTATTTCGATCTCGTGATACAGTCCACACCCGAACCGTCACCCGATTCGATGCGATGGGCTACACACTCTACATTGGGGTTGTTGTTCATAGAGTTCCGTCCGATGGATATCATAAAGTATAATCTATGGAACATCGCGAATGTGTACGGTGGTGGTGATACTGCGTTGACTATCGTTCATAGCGGTGAGAACAAAGACATGATCATGGAAACCACCAAGGATTGGAAAAATGTCAGGTACGTTCAGGCTTTCGAGAATAATAAAGACGTGAACACCTACAGTAAACTATTAGCGAGTTATGCGTTTTGGGATACCTTTTCGGAATTTGAATACATTCTCATCAATCAATGGGACTCGTATATATTCAAGAAAATCCCTGAGCAGTTTTTTGAATACGATTTCGTCGGTGCACCAACCAGTCACTTCTATGTTCCATTGAATGGGGGTATCATGAATATATGCTCGCTCAAATGTAAATGTGACAGATGTATCGCGGGTGATCATCCGTACAAGGAGAATACTTTTATTACACACCCGAACAAAATATTCATGTTCAACGGGGGGTTCTCTCTAAGAAAGGTTTCTACGATGAAAAGTATGTGCAAAGATAAGCCGTGGAGGGGTGAACCGGAGGATGTGTATTTTATGCTTTCCAATATATCGAGACCTACACGCGATTTGGGACGTTCCTTCAGTGTTCAAGACTTCAAGTGTGAAGGTGTACCAGTTGGATGTCATCAAATATGGTTATGTCAAGGTGAAGACTACATACGAAATTTATTTAAAAAATATTCACAATAAACATGTACTATGGAAGAGTTCAAAGACAAATGTCAGGGTCTTGAAGTGCGTCTGGATGAGATCGCCGTAGATCTCCGAGATCTTCACACAGATTATAAGCTTGCTGAACGGTACGTCGAAATCGATCAGGAAGTCTATGAGTTGTTGGAATGGTACGAAAGGGTCGAGAAGGAGAGAAAGAAAATGGAGGAACGGGTAAAACGTATCGACACAGACATCAAACACCTGAACAATGAGGTGCAGAGCCTCAAATTACAAGAGTTTTCTCGTGTCCAACACGGAGGGTCGTATTCACGATCACATCAAAACCGGCATCCTTGAGGTTCTTACAGAACGCGACATCCTCGGAACACATATCGCGTAAGAGTTTCCCATCTTCAGCTTCAATCTCGATGAGTGGGTAGCTAAAGTATGGATATTTCAATTTTTCTAGGACTTCTTTGCGACACGCGAAGAAACCCATGCCGTTGTACGCCACAGAAACATATTTACCCTCCTTCTCGAGTTCTCCAACCTTTATGAATTGGAAGGATCCAGTTTTCTTGAAATAGTCCAAGTCCCAATCCTTGACACACGCGTAATGGACCATGTCCTGCATTCGGTACAGTCCCGAGACGACTGGGTGGATCTTCGTATCTTCGATGAGTTCTATGATTTGTTCGGGTTTGAACATGATATCCGAATCGATGGTGAGCCATACATCATATTCGACTTCACCAGCGAAGGGTTTTTGGTCCGCACCCCTCAAGACATCGAGACCGAGCGTCTTCATTCATGAAAAAGGAACAAAACTCGAAAACTCGTTGGTGACGACGAAATCGTATCCCTTCTTGGTGAGGGTCATCAGGGTCTGTGACCAGTTCATGAGAAACGTTCCAGAATAGGATCGACCGGGAAGCGCGAGGACGACTCTCATTTTTTTAAAATACTGAGCACCTCTTTAACCGCGAGGTGTCGTACGATATCTCCATCCTCCATCTCCACGTGTACGATGTACTCGAGGTCCTGACACTGCATGTTATAGATGAGATCCGCGAGACCGTTATCGGGTCCGAGATCCGATTGTTCCAAGTCCCCCGTGACGATGAGTTTTGTACCTTCACCGACCCGGGTCAAGAGCATCTTCATTTGACTCGGTGTCGTGTTCTGCATCTCATCCGCGATGATGAGTGTGTTACTAAACGTTCGACCACGCATGTATCCTAGAGGCTCGATGGTGACGTACCGTTCGATTTGATTATACGAAAAGTATTCAAACATTGGTTTGATCCACGGTTCCATCTTCTCGTTCATATCTCCTGGGAGGTACCCTATATCTTCATCTGCGGCGACGATGGGTCGGGTCAAGACAATCCTGGGACGCTGCTGTTTCTGTACGTGGTCGAGGGCAATCAGACACGCCAACATCGTTTTTCCTGATCCCGCTGGTCCTGTGCCTATCACGATGGGTTTGGGAGACCTGAGGGCGAGCATATATCTACATTGACCAGGGGTTTTGGGGAAGTTCATATATATACTATTTAAAGTTTTTTCCTTAATATAAGTAAATGGAGTTCCACTTTGTAAAATTAAACGTGAACGGAACCTACTTGAGTTTAGTGGACCCATCACAGAAGTCGAGGTTCATCTGTTTTTCCGACAAGGGAAAGGCTCGAGACTGTGTAGACTATGTAGCATCATTTAGATCGAGGCATGGGGTGTGGCCGTGCTTCGACATGTCCAAAGGGACACAGAAATTCGAAAGTAAGTCCAATGTAAAAATACGAACCCCCGAGCAGATAAAACGGTACATCGATATCGAGACCTACGATTTAGGTACGATCGATAGAATCGCGAGTCGGACGAATTCATCGTTCTATTGTATATTATATTTTGAGACGGAAGACCTTGGAAGTACCGAATCTATATCTATGTCTGGACAGGAGATGGATGCGGTCGTCGATGATAAGTCCTATAGAGACTTACTCGAATACAGCTTAAAAATAACTTAACTTGTACCAGTAATGTGTGGTATCCTTACCCTCTTCGGTGAAGAAGTAGAAGCGTCGTCTCACAAACTTTCTCACCGAGGTCCAGACGAGTATCGGACAGAAACACTCGGAAAATGTCGTATGGATTTTTATAGACTCGCGATTAACGATTTGACTGAGGCTGGTATGCAACCTTTTCACCACGAAAAGGAGATGCTCGTCTGTAACGGTGAAATCTACAACCACAGAGAATTTCGAGACGGAACAGAAAAGAGTACGAGTGACTGTGAAGTGCTTCTCCCCATGATTAAGAAACATGGAATCGTGGAAACTGTGAATAGGATCAACGGTGACTTCGCATTCGTGTGGACGGATGGTAAGCGTGTCATGGCTGCCCGAGACCCCGTGGGTGTGCGCCCTCTCTTCTACACGAGATACGCTGAAAACTCGATCGCCTTCGCGAGTGAAGTCAAGGCGCTCTTATTCTTGAATTCTACGATTGATATCTTCCCACCTGGTCACGTATACGATTCGTACGTGAACGATTTCGTGTGTTACTCTAACGGCTACTGGAAAGTGAACACATTGGAAAAAACACATATGATTCGCGAAGTACTCGAACATGCCGTGAACATGCGCATCGACAATACAGAGAGAGATATTGGATTTCTCCTCTCGGGTGGTCTCGACAGTAGTCTCATCGCTTCTATCGCGTCACGAAAGTTGGGAAAGATTCGAACCTTTTCGATCGGACTAGAAGGAAGTCCCGATCTCGAGGCGGCGAGAGTCGTGGCCAAGTATCTCGACACGGAGCATACAGAAGTGAAGTTTACGTCACAAGAGGGTATTTCGCATCTCGAGGATGTGATTCGTAGTTTGGAATCGTACGATACGACGACAGTGCGAGCGAGTACACCGATGTGGCTTCTCTGTAAATACATCAACGAACACACTCCGTGTCGATACATATTTTCGGGTGAAGGGAGTGATGAAATTTTGGGTGGGTACCTCTATTTCCATAACGCACCGAATGTGGATGAATTCGCATGCGAAAACATGCGTCGTCTGAGACTGATTCATCAGTTCGATGGGTTGAGGGCGGATAGGTGTGCGGGGGCACACGGTCTCGATCTCATCGTTCCGTTTCTCGATAAAAACTTTATCGAAACATGTATGACGATGAACCAGAATGAAAAGATTGGAAAGATCGAGAAGAACATACTCAGGAAAGCGTTCGAGGGGTATCTCCCAGATGAGATTCTGTGGAGACAAAAAGATGGAATGAGTGATGCGGTGGGAACGAATTGGGTGGATGACATCAAGAAGTATGCGAATGAAAACGTATCGGACACCACATTCGAGGAAACGAGGACCGGAGCACACGGACACAACACGTCGATGACGAAGGAAGAGGTGCTGTATCGAACGATGTTTTGGAAGTTGTACGGAAGAGACAATGATCATGTAATCACAGAAATCTGGCGACCCAGGTGGACGAGTGTGACTGACCCAAGTGCGCGTCTACTTATAGAAAAGAATCCCAAATAATATAAATGGCGAATTTTGTTAAAAGTTTTGATTGTAAGGATGAGAAACATGCTCTGTGGCTGAAACACATCGGTAGTGTCATGGCCAGGTCTATAAGCGGTGATCGCGTAGACCTCATGAGTGTCGTGAATGCCAATCCATTACCTGGAAATCCCAAGATTGAAAACCCCATGGATTTCGCGTACGTACACTTTCAGTTATGTATGAAGTACGCCAACGCAGTTCTAAACTGCGACGCGTTCGTCCCCGTTTCCAAGTAACAGGTATTCCTCCAACGTGAAATCTTGGGGTTCTGAATGTTCATCCATTCGTATGAGTAGTATCTTACCTTTCACCTCTTCTTCGCGGAAAGGGTGAGGTAATGTATTTTCATTCTCTATCAGGCCGTGTTCGGGTTTCATGATGACCACATCTATATCAGGCCACTGGCCGATGAACGTAGCCCTCCCAGCTAAGATCTTGAAAATTTCATTCTTTGACCGTTCAATGTCAATCTCGATTTCTTCTATGTTGTTTTTATTCTCATGAATGATAACGGCTCTTGTCATCTTACCCACAACGCATAAAAAAATATTTATGAAATGTATATAACAATGCAGCGCGTGACAATGCTACTCATGGCACTCGCGCTTTTGGTTGTGATATACGTCGCCATGGGAATGTTCTCTAAGGAACGAGATCCCAGGTTTCTCTTCACTGAGAAGTACCGCCCTGAACAATCTGCGTACAAATACAGTCTGGTCGACACGAACCCTTCTCGTCGCGTGGGTGCCTTTTTCGACACCTGCTCACCAGAAAATATGGGGGATTGTAAGCGTAATGATCCTTATGTCGGTCTACCCAAGCCCTAAGTTGCTATAGTTTCACTGAGAATATTCATTTCTCACTAAAATTGTAAGATGGAGAACCCAACCCGTCAATTTGTGATTGAGCGGTTATCACATTTATTGGAGTTACCACTGGATGATGTCATATGTATAAATCTCGAAAAAAACATTTTGAATCATTCGATCAGTCGATGTGACGACGCAGCTTGGGAAAATTATAAGTTTACGAATATTTATAAACATAAATTTTTACAACTTCAGTATAACATCAAGAATTCTCCAGAACTCAAGAGAGATATTTTACGAAAAGTGTTCAAAACGAAAGAGATTATCGACATGAAACCCGAACAGTTATGGTTCGATGGACCACATGCTAAGACTATAGAAGAGAAGATTCACAAAGACTTGAGAAAGGATTTCTTGAAGAAAGAGATTCAAGACCAAGACGGAATTTTCAAGTGTGACCGATGTAAATCCATGAAGACGACGTATTATCAGATGCAGACCAGATCAGCGGATGAACCCATGACGGTGTTTGTGAGTTGTGTCAGTTGTGGTAAAAATTGGAAGTGTTGAGTACATGTTTAGAATCTGTGAGATCTGTATTTAAATCACCGACGGACAAAACGAATGTATACGGTAATTGTTGTTTCATCAAGGTTTTAGTTCTCGCACTCGTAAATCCTAAATAGTCGTATGTAATATTAAACGTGCGCAGTTGTTGTATCGTCCAACGTATAACTGGTGTGAAACCAGGTCTCGCCGTGATGATGACTATACTGTATCCCAAATTCTTGGCTATGTGTAAAAGTTCAATCATGGGACTATTCGGGGTTCCGTTTGTAAAGATGAGTGTGTCGTCTATATCGAACATGACGGCATCATCTGGTCGCACGATACGTTGTGATATATGTTTAATACCGTGTCTCTTTAGAGTATCCATTAATATTATTAAAGATTTAAATTTCAGTTACAACAGATATGATCATCGACGTCCAATGCGATGATGATACCATTCAAATAGCACGCATCGTCGAGGAGAGGGAAGACTCGTACATCATACAATTTCTCGAAAAGAACACACACCACGTGTATGATTTCGCGGATGAAGAAGTGACAATCTCCAAAGACTCTGTTTCTGGATTTTACGATACTGATGACCTCGGGGCGACTGATTTGTACATGAAGGTTCAGCATGGCTACGAACTTCTGGACGACAGTGAAGATGAAGATTACCAGGAAGAAAGTGAAAGTGAGAGCGAAGGAAACATAAGTCTGGTGGATGAAGACGAAGAGGAAGCCTAAGTAGAATTAAAAAGAGTATAAATATACAATGGAGTATAAAGAACCGAACAAGCGTGTGACTAAGAACGATAAGAAAAACAAAGAGCAAATATATTCACAAAAACACGTGAGAAACATACTTAAACAAAAAGAGCATTCAATACTCAAGAGAAACGATGGCCCCGTACAGTCCTCCAAGCACCCACTACTCCCAAATGGACGTGTCGGACTACGATGAAGAGCGTCTATTCGCATTCATCGGTAAGACGGGAAAGAAGTTTTATTGGTTGACGCACACACTCGGTCTTGATTATTTATGGTACGATAAGAAACGTAAAGTGATTGAGATTTGGGGGCCCATCTACACACACATGCATAAACAATCTGAACATGTGATTCGGTGCGAACTTGATTATTTTATTAAACCTAAGTTAGAAGAGACGCGCACCGAAAAACAAGATGAGTTTATACAAACGTCCCTCGCAGCGTGTTAGATGTACACAACCTCTGTACACGGCGAGACTAGATGAGGGAACATTCATCTGTTCTATAATGAATCCCAAACCGACGGTTGTGTATACATACAATAAGGAGCCGATATATAAGTATGTGACGTACTTGAAGGCGCTCGAAAAAAACAATAATGATTTGGGTATCCCATATGTTGACCCCAACTTACCCGTCGTCGTACAAGCTCAAAAACCCAAAAAAATACCTGAACCCGAGATTGATTTTCCTGATCGTGTACAAGCCACTCTCAAAGTATTGAAGAATGGTGCCGTCCGCGCGAAGTTGAATTGTGCCGTCGCGGACATGTACGAGAAGTATTACAGACGTGCGAAGAAGCCACCGTTTAAAGTTGTTTTACAGGCATATAAGACGCATGGATTTAGTAAAGCGTTTCTTGAAAAACTCAAGAAGAATAACGATAAACAACTCCTATTAGCGACTAAAATATCGAGTATCATCCAAAAAATATTTGAAAAGGAACCAGTGAAGAAACCTAAAAAGAAGAAAGAAAAGAAGGATACTGAGGAGGATGAAGAACCAGAACCCGAAGTGGAGGAGGATGATATTCCCGCCGAAGACGGAGAATTAGATGTAGAACCCGATGACCCTGAAGAAGTCGTGGAAGAAGAGGAGTATATGTCCGATCTAGAAACCTAAGTAGAACGTGATAGTATTTTAATTTAAAAATGTTTGTGACCAACGTTGTCCTCGCCAACCAAATTCTCGATCGTGGCTTCTTCTATTCCCTGAAGGAAGCGACGTATCACGCCAACCAACAATCAAAAGAGAAAATCTGGAAACTTCCCAGTGGCTCTGTATTTTTCGGGGACGTCGAAGTGCGTGTCTACGATACGAACGACTATAAGCATGAACATTTTCTTTCTTTCGTTGATACCGATGGAAATCGCACACAGGTCATGTGACCAACATGTGGTAAAGATTCAATTGGAGATTTGTCAGATGCTGTACACGGCGTGGTTCTTTTCGAATGAGGAAGATGTTGTCAGTAGACTCGCGCCATTCACCAAGGATGGTAAGCGGAGAGGGTATCGTCCCGCACACCCGAAACACCCCATGACCATGTGGGTTGGCTCGAGTCTCGAAAACTATATCTATGTATGTGAGATTGGAATCGCTTTGACCCTCGAGTATACGCGTAGATATGGTAAGGTACACACGTGTGCCGAACACCTGGTGTGGTTGAGAAATAATCATCCCTCCCATTTTGAGGAGAGGCGGAGTGAGACGGCGTATTACTCTAAGGAGGGCATCCCCGAGTGTATGCCGGATATGTACCGAGGCGAAAGTATTATGGATGCCTACCAGATGTATTACATGATGGAGAAGATGGGGTTTGCTCGATATAAAATAGTGGACAGTAGTAAATGACAACCTTCTTCAATCACCCAAATATCAAGGGAACTGTCGAGTTTGAGGAGAAGGGTACCAAAGTTGTAATCAAAGGAACTCTAAAGTCGAATAAATACAAGAATAGCACTCACGGGATCCACATCCATGAATCGGGTGATCTCTCGAATGGATGTATGGGAGCAGGTGGCCACTTTAATCCCTATGGAAAGAAACACGGTGGTCCCAATTCCAAAGAGCGTCACGTCGGTGATCTTGGGAACATTCGTTTTGATTCTAAAGGTGTCGCGAAATTTAGGATGGAAAATGCGCTCGTTAAATTGAGAGGCACGAAGGCCAATGTTATCGGAAGGTCCCTCGTGATCCATGAGGATCCAGATGACCTGGGTCTCGGTGGTCACAACGATAGTTTAACGACTGGACACGCGGGAAAACGAATCACGTGTGCGGTTATTGGGTACGCTTAGTTTTCATTAAGCGCTTTCT